AGTGGTGATAAACAACCCAACCAAACACGCAATTTTGGATCACCATCAATACACGCAACTAAAACATAAGAGCCAACTTTTGGAATATTCCACATACCATACGCAACCGGCCCACCTGTGATTCCAGCGTCTCCATCTTCTGGACCTCGTGTGTTCAAGTCCGTTACACCAGCAAATGGTGACATATAAAAAGCAAAAGGTATATTGTCAATCAACGCATTTGGTGAATCTCCAAATGCTGCACAGCGTGCACGCACCCTTCCCATTTGTTGAGGATCATTTGTATCGACAACTTCACCAATAGTAATTGATTCTGTTAAAACTCTACCTGGGTTTTGATGGTTAACTTCATCTATATGACCGTGCCATGATTTCATTTTTATTTACCTGCCTTACGATTTGCACCTGCAACAGAACTAGATGAATTGTTTTTAAGTGATAAACTTTTATTGATTCTAAAATTCATTCTATCATTTATGGTTTGACCTTTTTGAGGAATACGTTGTGATGAATTTGTTTGAAGTTGATTGTTTCCTATTTTAACTTTATTTTTTTCAATAGATTCTTTTTCATCTGTATCTGTGCTATCTTTTGTATCAAACAATCCATCCATAACAGGTAAAGAAACTAATTCCATCTCTTGTGTAAATTCTCCATTGTCAAATTTATTATTAACTGCTAATATAGTATAAAATCCACCATACCAAAAAGGAACAAATTGTGTATTATTTGATTCTTTAGTAGCGGGGAAACGAATATTTATTTTAGCAAGACCTGGACTACCAGCCCATTTCCACATTCCTGTTGCAACATCATCAGATGGTTGTGAGAAATCTGTTTCAGTAAGATTTTGAACTTCTGATGGAAGAGCAATCATTTCATTCATCAATTGAGGATTTCCTACTATTGTAACCATTAATCCAGTACTTTCTAAAGCTGAATATCTGCGAAATAAAGAAGAAAAAGTTTGTGTTGAAAGAGGATATCTACGGTTTCGAGATAAAGTGTTTTTTAAGGACGTTCCAGGAAATAACGGTGTATTAAAATTAAAATTCAGTTTTGGATTTGTTTTAGTCGATCCACCAGAAGGTCCTTGAACTAATTTACTAGAAATGTTTCCATTGTTTACATCAGAATATTCTGGTATATTATCTGTTGTAGCTAACATTTGAAAAAATCCCATTCCCATTTCCATTTTTAAATTTAAATCTAATATATCAGTATTTTTTCCTGTATAAAAATAATCAAATTCAATAACAGATCCTTCCGAGGGGGTTAAATCGTTTCCTTGTTGATTCTGACCCTGACCAGCATTGTTTTTGTTTACATCTGATACTTGTGTTGTGTATGTTCGATAACTTTTAATATTATAAATTATTCTATATTCATCTGGAGTTGATTTAACAGCTGTTACTATTTTGTAACTAAAACGTTCTATTTCATTTTTTTGGTTTCTTCTTGCAAAACCATCTCCTACTATTTGTTGAGAACTTTGCATGATAGTATCAATAGCATCGACAACTGGTGAATTTTCTCCAAATTCAAGTACTGGATCCCCGTTTCCACTAACTTGATACATAACTTTAGCATTAGTTCCAGCTATAAAATTACTTTTTCCACCTTTATCTTTATATCTTTCGTTAATGACAAATTCATATTTAACTTTCTTAAATTTGGAAGGATCAAACTCACCATTTTCAAATGGACCAGGAAATTCTTTTGATATTTGTTTCCGAAAAGCTGCATACTTATCATTTAAAATTGATTCAAATGTTCGTAATGCACCTTCTAAAGTCGTTCCAGGTGGTATATACATTTGAGTTCCTTCAGCGAGACGTGACACTTGCGGAAGGTGAGCACCACCATTGACTGCACCGACAAAACTAAAATGATATTCAGACCCAATTATTTTAAAATCTGCTTTAATGTCAAATGGGATTATAATTTGAGGTTTAAAACTTGCATTTATTTCTGTTCTTCCATCATCAGTTACTCCAACAAAAATTGTTTTAATCATATAAATTAATGCATTTGTGTCTGTATGAAGAGCATTTCCTGCATTTACTAACACATTTAAAAATCTCATTCCTCGTGGTTCTAAAATAACCATATCACCATCTGTAGTCATGATATTATATGATTGTACACCTCTCTCTTCATCCATTGCATTACCAGTTGGAGCAAAAACCGTTCCCCATTGAAGACTGTTAATAATAAATTCCGCATCAGTTGTTCCATTAATTAAAACAACATAATTTCCACCTTCAATTTCTTGAACTGCATGCTTGGTTTCATCAGGTGCTTGTTCAAAAAGTGCAATCCCATCACCTCCAACTTTAGATAGATTTTCAGCAGCAACGGTTGTATCACAAACAACTAAAATGTGATGATATGAATATGATCTATATTTTGATAATGGGTTTATTGGGTTTGACATTTTTTAATTTATTTTTTAACACCACCTGTTTGATTAGTCATGATATCAATTGATACACGCGATGGTGATGGAACTACTATTTCCTTTCCCACAACAAATTCTTCATTTACATCAACAATGTTATTATATTGTAAGATTAACCATGCATAATTTGTTTGGCCATATAATGAATGTGCCATTAAGTCTGGGCGAAGATGAAATAAATTTGAAATAGTAATTGTTATATCATCTCCTCTACGTGAAAGATTCCTACGTTCCCACCATCCTAATCTATTTGTAAATCGTTCTGTATCTCCACCTTGTACATAACGAGATAAGATATTTTCTGTTGAATTAATATTCCTTTTTGCCATTTTAAAATCCCTTTAGTGTCCCAGTTTTGAAATCATTTAAACTAAATTTATTAAATTCACTAGGTGAATGTGTTTCAAGTAATACCATATCAAGTGTCATGATTGTTGGAAATGGAGTTCCATTTTCAGTTGGAATATAATCAACATCACTTGGGTATGGTATACTTAATTGTTGAATAACTGTTGGAACACGACGAATGTTTTCTAGTTTTAGAGATGCTTGTGATGATTGTCCAAAACTTGTTCCTATAGGTGTATTGCTATATGCTGAAAAAAATAAAACGGGGGGAGGAGATCCCAATTGTTCTTCACCTAATTTACCAGCAAGCTTTGCTTCATCAAATTCCTTAATGGCGTTTGGTCTTTTAGATAAAACTGCTTGATTTAGTTTTCGTTGTAATGCAGCCTGTTCTTTTGTGAGTGTAGAACTGTTAATACCAAATCTTGGCATTGACCAGCCGCGAAGTCGTTGTAAATAAATTTGATTTAACGTTGCTTCATTTACTGTTCGTGATATTAATCTAACATTTGATAAGTTAAATGTTCGTGATGAGGTGCCACCATAAACATAAATTTGTCCAGGCATGTGAACCGGTTCTAATGTTCTATAATTAACATTTCGTGTTTCCACTACATCAGGCGTAACGTTAAATACAACCGTTTCTGCAACAGCTGTTGAAAAAGATGATAGTGTTTGATTTACTAATTTAACTTTAAAAGTATTTTCTGTCATTATTTTAACATTCCTTGTTGAACTGCTTTCATTAGACGTTCTGCAATTTCACCATGCCATCCTGTTAATGCTCGAAATTTTCCTAAATTGTTCGATGCGGCTGCTTGTCTAGCGTTGGTTCCACTCATTCCACCAATTGTGTTATCATCCGGATCACGTTTTCCAGAAGAAACAACTGTAAATTTCTTTACAAGGTCTTTTGCATAATTTGCTAATCTTTTTTTAAATTCTGGAATACGATCAGAACCAGCAACCATTGTGATATTTGTATATCCTTGTTCACTTAAATAATCTACGGCCTGCCATGGTGATTTTACTTTTTCAACCATAACAAAATTAACATTTGGAAAAAGTTCCCTTAAAAAATAATTTTTTTGTTTCCAATCTAAAGGGTTTCTTTTTTTATCCACTACCTGTGAAGAAAAAATTAGTACATGAGCATTTTGTTTTTTTGCTTCTTCAATGACTTTATTGATTAATAATTCGTGACCTTTGGTTGGAGGTTGAAATCTACCAAAAGCAAACACTACTTTGGCGCCATCATTTTCACATAATTTGTTTTTTTCTTTATTATTAAAATAATTTTTAAAACTCATATCAATACGATCTCTAAATATAAAACACTGTTTCTGGTCAAGTATTTATGGTGTTGACCTCGGCATTTAAAATGGTATAATTTATACACTAAAGGAGTGTCAATAGTGGAAAAAAAGAAAAAAATAACAACAAAAAAGAAAAATTCTAAAAAGATTGTACCAAAAGAAACATCTACTATCAAGAAAGCACCTAAAGTTCAAAAAATTAAAAAAAAGAAAAAAGTTAATTATTTGAACAACAAGGACATATTATTTCAAGTTGCGTTAAGTAAAGAAGACGGAATGATGAATAATCGACTTGCTCATATGTTACAAACACTCACAGCAAGATATGCAAAGAGGGGCAGTTTTGCTGGTTACTGTGTTGATGATCAAACTACGGCACTCACTAAGCGAGGATGGTTGTCGTGTGAACAAATCACTACAGATGATGAAATATTGTCATATGATGTTACAACCAAAGGCTTAGTTTGGTCAAAAATTAATGAATTATATATAAATCATGAATATGAAGGACCGATGGATAAGTTAGATACACAAGGAATGGATGCGTTAGTTACTCCTTCACACAAATTTGTTTCTGTTGAACGTGGAATCGTTCCTGTCGAAGACATTATATGTAATGAACACATCACTTTGATGGGGTCACCAACAGTGACTGACTTTCAACCAAAATATACAGATGCGTTTGTTGAGTTGGTAGGTTGGGTCGTCACAGAAGGACACTACCTAAAAGGATCTAAACAGAAACATATGATTTCCATTTACCAACAGGAAGGGGAACGGGCTGATAGAATAAGAACGTGTTTATGTGAAGGGGATGTGCACTATAAAGAATATAATTTCTCAGTAACATCTCCACTAACAAACCGTCCGGTCATAACATTTAATTGTTCTGGGAAGGATATCAGTACAATATATAACACAATTGCTCCCAACCGTGTACTAACACTAGAATTTATATTATCACTTACTCATCATCAACGACTATTATTAATTAACACTATGATTAATGCTGATGGATGGTTTAGACCAAATGGCGGTATGTCGTATGTGCAGAAAGATACAGAGCATGTTGATACCTTTTTGGCATTATGTACACTGTCTGGCTTGACAACAAGCTCAACGCAAATGGAGTATGCTACTCCAAAGAGCAGAAAGCATCCCGATGGTGGGAGTTCGCTTGTAACATCAATAAACATATATAAAAAACCAAAACTTTACTGTAAATCAGAGCGAATTGATTTTCACGGAGGACGGGCCAGTCCAGGTGGTCGGAGAGACCAAAAAGCTAACATTACGACACAACAATATAAAGGAACAATATGGTGCCCTAGGACAGACTATGGAACATTTGTGTGTCGTAGGAACAAATACATTTACGTAACTGGAAATACGTACAACGAAGATATGCAAGCGTATGCTATGATGATGCTTGTTAAGACATGGAATAATTTCAATCCCGAAAAAAGCAACAATCCATTTGCTTTTTTTACTCAATGTATTAAAAATTCCTTTCTTCAATTTTTAAAAGTAGAAAAAAACCAACGGAATATCCGTGATAAAATGTTGGTTAATCAAGGAATGAATCCTTCGCACACTTATCAAATTGAACACGAATCATCTACTTCACTTTCAAAAAATGAAAACAAAAAAAACTAACAATCCATTAACAAAATGTGCTGTCTTTTCAGATATACATTTTGGAAAAAAGTCAAATTCAAAAACTCACAATAGAGATTGTATTAATTTTCTTGTGTGGTTTTGTGAAAGGGTTAAAGAAGATTCTGAAATTGACCATATTATATTTCTTGGAGATTGGAATGAAAATAGGTCCGCATTAAATATAGAAACATTAAAATATTCATATATTGGAGCAAAACTTATTAACAATCTTGGTTTACCAGTATTCTTTGTTGTAGGTAATCATGATTTATATCATCGTCATACAAGAGAAGTTCATTCTGTACTTCCTTTTAATGAATTTAAAAATTTTGTTGTTATTGATGAACCAACCATCGTAGAAGGGATTGGAAATACTGGTGCTTTATTTTGTCCGTTTCTTTTTCACAAAGAATACCCTTCATTAACTAAATTTCTGAATTATGAAACATGGTGGGGGCATTTTGAATTTAGAGGTTTTATGATTTCTGGATATGCTGGAGTAGTTATGCACAATGGTCCTGACTTGCGTGATTTTAAGGGTCCAAAACATATTGTGTCTGGACATTTTCATAAACGACAACAAATGAGTCAGGTTACATATATAGGAAACACATTTCCAATGGATTTTGGTGATGCAGGTGATTATAAGCGAGGGATGATGAAATATGATCACAAAAAAGACAAAATGGTGTTTATTGATTGGAAGGACTGTCCAAAATATATTAACACAACCTTATCCAACATATTAGAAAATAACATTACACTAATACCAAAAATGAGTGTAAAATGTACAGTTGATGTACCAATAACATTCGAAGAAAGTTACAAAATACGAGAAGTGTTAATTAAAAAATACAATCTGCGAGATTTTACTCTCGAAGAATCATCAAAAATAAACGAGGCAATGACGGAAACAGAAGTTTCAGTTGAATGGGATGAGGTAAGGGGAACTGGAGTCAATGATTTAGTATTACAAATGTTAAATGAAATTGATTCTGAACACATTAACAATCAAACGCTTATTAATATATATCAAAAAATATAACTTTAAATTATGCTAAATTTTAAATCACTTTCTTTTAAAAACTTTTTAAGTTATGGTAACGTTCCAACTGTTATTCATTTTAATCATGCTGGAACAACACTTATTGAAGGTGAAAATTTAGATGATATTGAAAATGGTTTAGGGAGAAATGGAGTAGGAAAGTTTCAACATGTTGATTGTAAAGTTAAAACAACAAATGGATGGATACGAATGGGAGATATTCAAGTTGGCCAAGTTCTCCAAATGCCCGATGGTTCATCTGCTCCAGTAGTTAAAATTTTTCCACAGGGTACTCAACAACTTTACAAAATTACTTTTGTAGATGGTAGATCTACACTTGCTGGTGGACCTCATTTGTGGAAAGTGTTCTCTCATAGATGGGAACAAGAAGAAAATCAAGGAGCAAAAATAGCAACTACTGAAGATTTAATTGATTATATTAACGAAGCAACAAAAAACAAAAATAACCCACTATATAATATTTTTGTACCCACAATTAATCATCCCAACATTAAGGATAAACGTCTTCCTATAGATCCTTATATATTGGGCATTTCATTAAATGATGATTCTTTTTCAAAAGTTCAGGGTTGTGTTGCATCAAGATTTATTCCCAAAGAATATTTAGAAGGGACATCTAAACAACAAAAACTCGATTTATTAGCTGGATTGTTAGATACAGATGGAATAGTTAGTAAAACAAAAAACGTTAGTTTTTGTTCTATTAGTAAACAACTTGCAACTGATGTTCAATATCTTGTTCGTAGTCTTGGTGGAGAGGCTACAATTACATCTCAAACACCATTTTATATAAATTCTAAAGGCAATAGAATTGACAGACAATTAACTTATAATGTGTCTATTCGTTACTCAAACCCAAGAAAATTGTTTCATGTAGATAGAAAAAAAGAACGCTTATCAAAAGACACAACACAATACACAAACGAAGGTCTTCAAATCGTTTCTATAGAACGTGTAAAAGATGGCGAATGTAAGTGTATTATGGTAGATCATCCTGATCATCTTTATATTACAGATGACTTTATTGTTACACACAACACTGCCGTCATAAACGCTTTATTATATGGTGTATTTGATAAACCACTGTCTGATGATATAACCAAAGATGAGCTTATTAATAATATTAATGAAAAAAATCTTGAAGTTATTGTTGATTTTGAAACTAATGAAAAAAATTATCGAATTGTTCGCGCCCGTCGTAGTAAAAAAGGACCGGGTGGAAACTATGTTCAATTATTTGAAAATGGAAAAGATATAACACCAGATAGTGTAGCAAATACAAATAAACTAATTGAAAAGATTATTAAAATTCCGTACGAATTGTTTGTACGAATTGTTGTTTTTTCCGCAGGCATGATTCCCTTTTTAGATATGCCAGTTCGTTCACATTATGCTGCAAATCAAACAGACATTATTGAAGAATTGTTTGATCTTAAAACATTATCTAAAAAAGCTGTTTCTTTAAAAGAAGCAATTAAAGAAAAGGAACAAAGTCTTGAAGGTAAAATCATTAGAATAGATCATCTTAAAAAAGAACATGAACGGTTATCTACACAATTAAAGACTGCTGAAACTAGAGTAATAAATTGGCATAAACAAAATAAAACCGAAATAGATAGAATTACCAATTTATTAAAGAAAATTGATTCTGTTGATCTTGATAGTCAACAACAACTACACGGTGAACTTAATGCTGTTAATACAAAAATAGAAAAAAACGATTCACAGAAAAAAAAGATTAATCAACAAATTAAAAAACATGTCACTATAGAGACAAAGATGAATGATGAATTGCTACATCTTCGTGATGATGAATGTCCTTATTGTTTACAAAAATATGCTGATGGAGAGAAAAAAATTAAAGAATGTGAGGCTAAGCTCAAGGAAGCTGTGTCAAGTTTATCTGATTTAAAACACAATTTAGAAGATGTTTTAAATGAAAAAGAAGAACTTCTATCTATACAAAAAAGTACACAAAAACAAATCACCGTTACTAATATTGAAGAATTAATAGATATTAAAAACAAAAGTACTTATTATAAAACAAAAATTAAAGAACTTGAAGACGCTCAAAACCCTTTCGTGGAACCACTTCAAGAATTGCAATCTATTAAATTAGAACCACTAAACATGGATGAAATTAATGAATTAAATGATTTGATTACTCATCAAAAGTTTTTGTTAAAACTGTTAACTAGAAAGGATAGCTTTGTAAGAAAAACATTATTAAATAAAAACATTCCATTTATGAATTCTAGGCTTCAGAAATATATAACAGAATTAGGTTTATCACATTTTGTGGAATTTACACATGAAATGACAGCTAGAATTTCTAAATTTGGAAAACCAATGAGTTTTGGTGGATTATCTAATGGTCAACGTGCCCGTGTTAATTTAGCTTTGTCTCTTGCTTTTAAAGATGTTTTGCAAAAATTGCATGATCAAATAAACGTTTTTATATTAGATGAAGTTTTGGATATTGGTTTAGATACAGTTGGTGTTCAAAATGCTGTTCAAATAATAAAAAGAAAAGCTCGTGAAGAAAAATTATCTGTATATGTAATATCTCACAGAGACGAAATAACTGATGGAGCTTTTGATAATACAATGACAATTCAATTAGATAAAGGATTTAGTTATGTTAAATGTCATCAGAATAAAGATTCAGATACTGCTATTATAGCACAATCCTAAATTAAATAGTTCAAATATGTTATAAATAACCCTTTACTGCCAAGAAAAATATTATGATTAATTCAAACGAAAAAGAAACAATTAAAAAAATTCAACAGCGTATTAGTGATATAATTAAAAAAACAGATTTGAATTTTTCATCAGGTTTAATTAGAACCGGTTTAGAAATACAGATAGGAGTAAAATATCTATCTATATTACGAAGACAAGGAACGATTAGTAACTATTCACTAGAAGTTCATGTTCCTGCCTGGAATGTTAAAAAATTATGGATTGATTTACAGATCGATCTGAACACAAGAGTTTTTCCAAAATTTTTAATATTATTTTACGAAGATTGTATAATTGCAGATGAACATGAAAAAAATTACGAAAGAGCGATGAGAATAATTTCGTAAAGGTTGGTACTGTTATTCATCAATAAATACTCCATGACAACTATTATGGGTATTGATCAAAGTTATTCCTGTTCAGGAATTGTAATATTCAAAAATAAAAAAATAGTTTATGCAGATGTTTTTAAAACTTCTAAAATAGATGATATTTTTACGCGTGCTAATGCAGTTGCAAATCACATTTTAAATTTAGCTCTTACGTACAAACCTAGTTTAATTAGTATTGAAGGGCTAGCTTTTGGAATGCGAGGAGATGCTACACGAGATTTAGCTGGTTTACAATTTACGATTATTAATAAGTTAAGATTTTGTGGTAGATTTAATGTTAGTATTGTAACTCCAAATTCAGTTAAAAAATTCGCAACTGGTTCAGGAAAAGCAAAGAAAGTGGATATGTTCGAAGCATTACCCCAAAAAACAAAGAAAAAGTTTTTAGATTTAGGGGTCAAAAAAACAACTGGTTTATATGATTTAACAGATGCATTTTGGATTGGAAAAATAGTTGAATAATAAGGATTAATCCAGTATTGTACAAATGTAACTAAATAACATCGGTTTGGAGAAAAAAGATGCCTACATACACTTACAAATGTTCAGCCTGTGAACATGTTTTTGAAAAGAAACAAAAAATGACTGATACTCCTATTGTTAAATGTCCTGAGTGCAAGAAAAATGAATTACAAAAAGTAATTACTCCCGCTGGTGGTTTTCGCATTGGTGGATTGGGTGTTCACAAACCTACTGCACACTGGGGTGATCCAACGTGATAATGTGGAGAGAGGAATTAAATACCCTTCTCTCCTTTAAAAAAGATGGTACACTATATTGGGTCGATTTATTAAATTTTTTTGACAAACACAAAAAACAATTATCTTTAGATGAAGTTAAAGCAATTGTATTAAAGAGTGAAATTTGTAGAGAAAGATTTAATAAAAACAAACGAGACAAGATTAGAAAAGAAGATGTTTCATATAACATCTATAGACATTTAGACGAATTAGAAAAAAATAAAATGCCCGTTAAGGATAATGGAAGAGATACCGACTTTATCGGTGGAAGTGTTGTTTGTACAACTGGTTAGTTCCTGGCTATTAATTTAGCAGATAACTGAAGCCCCCACAATATAGGATGTTGTGAAATTAATGCAAATGTGATTGATATTTCTCTTTGTAGAATGCTTGCATTATTTAAAATTCACTATCAAATATTTCATTTATAAATTTTCGTAAACTTCAGGTCGCGTCCTACCATGACGTAGTCCTTAGATTCCTAATATCTTTTTAGGGTCTTAAATGGGGGATTAAGACTTTAAAAATTAAGGTTAATTAAATAAAACTAGTAGCCACCTTTTTGCTTGCTGAAGCGAAGCGAAGCTAAAGCGAAAATGGCTACTACGAAGTTATTGTAATTTTTTGGCTTGATTTTTGTGGTTTTTCTTTGTATAATATAAAATACATTTCATTAAGGTATAAACTAAATGCTTACATCTAACACAGAAAAATGTTGGGTTTTCAAAGATATTTTTGAACCAAGAAAAAACCAAATAAAAGCATTAAATTGGTTATAAAAACAAACAGCCAAATATATTATTCTTGAAGCACCTGTAGGCATGGGTAAGAGTGCTTTAGGACTTTCCTTTAGCAAACTAATAGGACATAGAACAAAAAAAGGTGATTCATATGTTCTAACACCGCAACGTATTCTACAAAAGCAATACGAAACCTCTTTCTGCAAAAATTCAAACATTGATATAATTTCTTTATATGGCAAATCAAATTATTCGTGTTCAAATAATAACACTACATGCGATACAGGAAGTTTAATTAAACCTCAATGTTCAGCATGTCCATATAATATAACCAAAGCAAAAGCCAAAAGATGTGCAAATTCCATTATGAATTACAAATTGGGGTTAATTTTATTTGCATATTCAAAATTTTTTGAAAAACGTAATTTACTTATACTTGATGAATGCCACACATTAGAACAACACTTAGTTGATTTTGATTCAATTTTAGCTACTGAATTAAGAGCTAAAAAATTCGGAGTTCCTTGGAAAATAGCTAAAAATTTCGACGAAGCATTAGCGTGGTTTGAAAATCCATATTTAAAAAAAGCTACACAACATTTACAAAAATTAGGTTCAGAAACTGAACCTTTATTAGATAAAGAAGGAACTAAATTAAACAAAGAAGAAATTAAGTTACTTCGTGAATATAGCAAATTACAAGAACATGTTGATGAAATCACATTTTTTATTCTTCGAAGCAAAAAAGATGATGCAATTAAAAACAAATGGGTTTATACACATGACAAATCTATAATGAAATTTAAGCGTTTGACAGGTGCTTATTCCTTTCATAACATTGTTAAGCCCATGGCACATCGTTTTCTTTTTATGTCATCTACTATCTTAAATAAAGAAGGATTTTGTGAAGATCTTGGTATTGATATCAATGAAACAGCCTTTTTGTCATTAGATTCAGATTTTGCAAAAGAAAAAAGACAAACAATATATATGCCACAAATGAAGATGAATGCTTCATGGAAAAATGACGAAAACAGCAAAGGCCGTCGAAAAATGATAAATGCCATTTTAGATATCCTTGAAAAAAATCCAAATCAATCAGGCATTATCCATACAGGTAATTTTGCAATTGCAAAGTGGTTAG